CTTTCTGCTTCTTCAAACCAAACGTCATTCTAATCTGCTCTTACAACCCTAGAATACCCTGACTCTGCAATAGCGCTGAAAGGTAAGAATCGTTGAAGTTTGTTCTTGTTAGAACGAATAACTTTACAATAAACTCCCAGTTCTGCTATCTTCTTTCTAAGGCTATCCACGTATGCTAAACCAGCGCTGCCGGGGTCAATATTTAGAACGACGTAAGTCCCCGGAGGATCATATTTAGCATGATGTAGAATTAGCTCTTCAGTTTTATGAGGGCGATCTCTTAGTGACACTATATCTTCAATTGTATAGTAACCCTTACTATCCTTAGACATTAGGACACCTCTAGTATAGTCCGGGTCGGGACTGGCGGAGGACACAGGCGTGGCAGATGTATCCCATGATCTGCACCTGCCCACTGGTTTGTATGGTGGGAACTCTACAAGCTCAGAAAAATGACGCTTATAATATCCAGCCTCTTCCTCTCTACAAAACCAAGAACCATCTAAGAATATCTTTCTCTTAATAGGAGGTAGGGCAAGAAGATTATAGTAATAGTCACTGTTATTTTTCATCAAAGGAATATTTTCTGTAACATGGGCACGGATGCTCCTGAAAGACCGGGGCGGGCCTTCTCCGTGTATTGCTACAGCTTCTTCTAAAGTATCATACCAAACAAACTTTCCATCTTGAGTTACAAAATACCTCTCAATATTGGACTTCTCTGGTATGGGTATTCCTTCATTATCTAAATAGAAGTCCTTAATAAGATTTCCGATTGGGTGCCCGTACATGGGGTTTGTAGCCCAGAACATCTGAGGTTTATATTTCACTCTGGCGTTCCGTAACCGCCCCATAAGAGGCATTATCTGTGTATCAAAATCAAATAAGGTTGCTTCATCAAAGAAAATCACCGAATACTGAGCACCAAGATGGCTATTAACATCTGAGTCGTATTGCAAATGACTATACTTAATAGTTGAGTTTGTCTTTGGTAGGAAAATCTCCAAGTCCCTAGTTCTAATTACAGCGTCTTTACCAAACATTCGCTTAAAGACTTGCACTGATTCCTGCCATATCCCGCCGTTTTGACGAAGTTGGGTACTGGTCCTACGAAATACCACTATCGTACTATTTTCCATCATTGCAAATTTAACTAAATTCAAGATGATTGCAAAAGACTTGCCAGCACCGGCTGATCCCGAGTAACACGTGATTGTACTGGTGCTTTCAAGGAAATGTTGTTGTGGTATACTGGCAGGGGCGAGTGTAAATTGTTCTTCTAAATTGTTCATATCTATTTGCCGTGCCTCACTGAATAACCTGCTCCTAGACCATTAAGTAAATCCATCATCTGTTTACGGTACTCGCAAGCTAAACGAAAAGATTCATCGTAACCATATTTATTATGAGAGAAAGATTTACTTCTCTGTTTACTGTCCAAATCATGCCAAAATGCTCGCCATGTATCACCAGATAAACGAACGCCACAAACACCAGATGTATTGCGAACACTGCACTTTTGATTTATTCCGTTTACTTTAGGAGAAACCAACCTCAGATTATCTATTCTGTTATCAGAAGGATTACCGTTAATATGGTCTACTGTCATTTTATTATCAATACTGTTATTGTGCATAAACCACACAACCCTATGAATTTTATATCTATTGTCATTATACCAGATAGTCCAATAACCGTACTCATCTACGCTTCCAGCCGGATCACCTGCACAAACAGATTTAATCTTATAATATTTACCAGTAAGCCTATCATGTTTCCATCTTAAACAACTAGGACTTGACTCATCATATTCTACAACTTCATGCCAATTTACAACACTACAATCTTTAATCATTATATTCTCCTAGTCTTGGTAGTCACAATAAGAAAGCAGCGGAGGTATCGGTGACTAATCGACATTTTCGGGGATCAACCTATCCGCGCTTTTACAACTCATTTATTACTTATTATCCTCAGGACTATTAATCATGGTAAGTGAGAACACTGGTGCTTTCGGACCTTGCTGAATCTCTTCACCTTCATCCTCATCATAATCTTTATTGAACGTATCAATAAGAAGCTGACGGTAAGTTTGCGAAAGGAATACTGCTGCTTTAAGCCTGTTCTGATCCGCACCTTGTTCGTTCTCCATAATCTTTAGTGCAGTCTGGATAGCCCGTGTTTGCAACGGCTTAAATTTCCGACAAAGTTCAAGTAGGGCTCTCTCACGGATTTCTCTATTAGTTGGCTTTTCTGTGTCATCCTTCTTAGGCCTTCCTTGGCGATTTATAGCCGCGTCACCGCCCCTAAACCCACTCTTAGGCTTCTCTACAGTATTCTCTGACATATATTCTCCTATATAATTGGCTGATGTATAGTGCATACAAAACAAAAATAGATACTTACCTTAACTGTCATTTAAACAGCAAAGGTAAATACCTCTGTTACTCTCTGAATGCTTTAGATTACCTATTGGTGCCCTAGGAGTGAATCGAACACTCACCTGAACGTTACAAAGGTTCTGCTCGACCTTCGAGCTACTAGGGCACTAACTAACTTTGAATACAGTAGAATTATTGTTGTTTAATCGAATCGGGTACTAACTATCTACTTGCTAAGGGTAGACTCCCTTCAGGACCACTCCGGCTTAAGCCTCATTCCCTACCTTGATAACTATCTCGCAAAAGTCATTTCTACAAACAACAATTAATAATGAGCGTGCTTTATACTCTCTCGTTTACGGTAGATCACCTAATCACAACCATGCCGGTCTGTGTAGGAACTCCCCTTTTCGTTCATACTTGCTATTATACACTTTCTATACTCACAAGCCATAATAAACGCACATTCTCCGTATTTTTTCAGAGAAAACATCTTCGTCCTATGGACATAGGCCATGTCAACCCACTGTACGACCCATGCACACTTTACTGGTTTAAAAGATACTCCAGTAACTCCACTAGTGTTATTTTTATGCCTACGCCTGTTCTGCTGATTAGCTCGTTCAGTCACTACCCTTAGGTTTTCTATCTTACTATTTTCTTTATTACCGTCCAATTGGACCACTGTAAGAATATTATCAAATAGACCGTTACAAATAATCCAAACAATTCTGTGGCACAAGAAGTACCCATTATAGTGTAACCTATAGTATCCTTTTGATAGCCTTCCTGCAACAGAGTTTTTTACGTATTTTCCATAGTCTATTTTCCATCTTAGACAGCTTGGACTTGTTTCATCATAGTATACTATATTACTCCAATTTATAGAGTTATAATCCAATCTCTTCATTTAAACTCCTAAGTTAAGTTACTGGTAGTTTACAATAAGGCATAAGTAAGTACCAAACTAAGGATAACTCACATAGAATACTTAACAATCATTTCACCTATTGTACACTTTATATATTCTGTGGAGCGAGTACAGAGTATCGAACTCTGGATTACAGGGTGGAAGCCTGTCGTTTTACCACTAAACTATACTCGCTTTATAACTTGATTATTTACCTACTCGTTCAGACTATCGTCCTCACTTAATTATTCAACCTAACGGTTTCATTCACTCGTAAATAACAGCCCTCGTTCGATAACCGCAAGGATTTAATATCTGTTCTAACTCATAACTACTAACATCACGACCATAATCCAGTAGCTCACCGTTAGACTCACAGTGAGAACAAACGCAATTACTACAAGTATCTTCTACTGTAGGACTAAGCATATCTGCAATGAACAAGTTACCACAGATTACGCAAGTCTTAGAGATATTGTACCTGAAGTTAGTCTTTTGATAAGTAATGGTGGTAGGTGAAGTTAGGTTACTCATATTTATCCTTTGTTATCGCCGTTTAAAGGCTGTTATTATTAGTTGTATTGAAGATAATCCGTAGGTTTTACCTAAGCAGTCACCTACGGTATCTATTAGCTGTATAACAGCAGTTCCATAGTCTCAGTCGTGATTACGTTAGTAGTGTCAGATACAGATGTAATCTGATTTACGTTTGTGTAATATAAACTGACTTATGGTAGAAGTGTTAGTTCTATAGATAATTATATCTTACCTTATTGTATTTGTCAAGGTAATTAGGATAATTATTTTAAGAACTAACGGTTAGTGCTAACGTTCGCGCGCGGCGGTTAGATTTACTGCTTCCGCATGCAAATGGCCGCGCCGTCTGTCCCAGTGTTGCCCGCGCTACCCGTCTCTCGTCGGGCTGGACGTTATCAACGAGCTGTTCCTG